AGCATCGCACACAGCGGGCGATCTAGCGGCTTGAATATCCCCCAGACCGAGCACGCAGTCGGATCACCAGTCGTGCGCTCGGTGTACGCAGTGTCATAGCTCTGTAGGACGAACTCAAACTGAGGGAACTCCCGCTCTGCGGGCCAGAGGCGGAACCAGTCACGATTGATAATCCCCCCTTCCTCTGGATCGATGATCTCAGCGTAAATTTCTTGCCGACCAATTTTCGTCCCTTCATAGCTAAGTATCTGCTCCCTGAATGATGGCGCTAGGTTATCTATATTAGAGTAGGTCGAGGCGGTGGTCACCACCACATTGTCGCCATCACGCCCGATAAGCTCCATGATCAGCTCTTTGGGCTTGGGGGTGGTGGTCGCCAGTATCCTTGTGTGTTCGCCCAGACGCACGGAGAACATGATCATGTCCCACGCCTCTCTGAGGTACTCCCACGCCGCTAACTCATCGAGCCATGCCCCGTGGTACTGTCCGCCACGGAATCGCTCTGGCTCGGAGCTAGGGACGCCCTTGATCAGCGAGCCATTAGTCAGCTTGATCTCGTGGTAGCTCTTGTTGTAATCCTTGATCAGCTCTCGCGGGATCACGCTCAGTAGTCCTGAGTCACCCTCAAAGCATGTCGAGCGCACATCAGCCGAGGTGGGGGCGGAGACCAGCCACCTACTGTCAGGCGTCGTCCACGCCCACCAGCCTATCTGCTCAGCCGCCACCCTTGTCTTGCCAGCGCCACGACCAGCCAGTAACAGCCAGATCGACCACCAGTCGCCCGACGGCAGTATCTGGTGCTTATGCGCAGCCCCCAGCCACTTCAGACGCCAGTCAAAGGCAATCCTTTGCTCGATGGGGGCGGAGTCGTACTCCTTACGGAACTCATCACTCTTAATTATCTCAAGAGTGTCAGGGTAGTCCTGAGGACCACCCTTAGCTTTCTTCTGACTCATTCTGGAGCTGGCGCTTGCGCTCAAAGTTTAAGATGACCTCATCTAGCGTGCCAGAGTGCTTAACCTCAAGCGGCGCATCCTTGTCGCCAGCCAGTATCTGACGGTCGCCATATCTGCGTGGGTTCCATTTAGCCAGCAGCTTGAGCTTAATATCGGCGCGTGCCTTGACCAGACTGACATAACCCTGATCGATTCTATTCCCACCTTCAGACAGGATACGCTCAGGCTCTTCATACAGTTCCCCAAGCAAATCCTCAGCGATTGCGTCAGTGCCAAGCTCCCTTGCTTGCGCGAAGCGTGCGGAAAGATCTTTGTCCTTTCTGAGCCAATCATAAAATGTTGACCATGTTGGCTTGCCCTCCTCCCTGCATATCTCACGCAGCGGAGTGCCGTTAGCTACCCTCGTGCATATCTCATCCACTAGCGCTTCTGTGTACTTCGTAGGTCTTCCTGTGTTCCCAGCCATCATGCTTTCTCTCAAGGCATTGTGATGTGTGGATTGTAGTGTTGTTTCGGCGCATCCGCTACTTCCTGTTTATGCGGACTAGGAAACAGTACGGAGCTTCGGGCAAAACTCCCCCAAGGGTAGCCGTAGCCGCCCCCGAGGTGTTCCGTGCTGACTGAGGTATCCAGTGACTATCGCAACGGGCTGTGCTTATCGCTCATTATTCCAGCACAACTGATCAGACTATCGCTCCCTAATGTGCGGGAACCCGATACCGCTCTGACCGAGCTTGTCATCACAGGTTGCTCTGGATTCAGCTCTCCCGCCAGATTGACCTGACGGAGCTGCACCCATTGCGTGGTGCTACCTGTGACCGCTCTCAACTCCCACGGTTGGCGCTTTCGCTTAGTTCGCCACTTCCATCTACATGACCCGATGCGTATTCAGCCTAAAAACATCATGTATGACGGGAGAATAAAAAAGACCGCTTTAGTCTATGCCCCGATTGGAAAGCAGCCTTTGTAGGGCTGACCCCCTTGCGGGGCGGGACACAGAATAAAGCGGTCTTCTCTCATCGGCTTTCCATGTCCGACAATATGTAGATATTTTACTACGGCTGGGGCTGTTGTCAACCCCCTACTAATTACCAGCCAAACTTTTCGGCGCAGATCGGGCCGATGCCACGGTCGATCGACTCCTGATTGCTCAACTCACGGGAGCAGATGGCGCACTGACCAAACTTGCGACCGTATGCAATCGCTGCGGCTTCTGGGTCGGCAGCAGCCACCAAGATACTGGCTTCCGTCGATTCGTCGCACTCACGGCTCTTGAAGAGCTTGCCGCCTGCAATCTTGCCGAGGTAGGTCTCGCCTGCCTTGACATAGATAGCGCCTGCGTTGTTGCCTGTCGCAGGGGCAGGGCTGAATTTAAACTCAGCCAGACGCAGCTTGGGGCGCTTAGTGCCTGCCGCCATCGCGTTAGCAAAAGACACCTCGATCTTGCTGATGTCGATCTGGGGAGCAGCCTCTACACGAGCAGCACGCTCGATGTTGCGCTCTACATCTTTGGCGACGCACTTCTGTACTGCTGCGAGCTGCTTCTCAGTCAACGAACCGAACTTGACTACGGCGTCGAGCATCGACTGCGCGAACTCAAAGCGTGGGGCTGTCTTGACCATCCAAGCGTGCTCGGCTGCGTACTCAGCAGCGAAGGCTTCGATCGTGGCTGTGGCTTGGCGCTCTTTGCGAGCTGCGGTTGATGTACGAGCGTTTAAGCGATACTGGGGAGAAGTCTTGAACTCGTGGAAACCTGCGCCCTTGCAGGAAAAGCAATCACCAAGCGAGTAGCCAGTGTAGCCAATGAACTTGCCGCGACCGTGGCACTTCTTGCATGGCTCTTTGTACAGAACTGTTGTGGCAACCTCACCTATCAGTGAAGGAACATCATCAATCATGTCAATTAGTGCATTCATCTCATCTCTCTCATTTGTTCCTGCGATTTGCAGTAGAGATAATTTAACAGAATATTAACGATTGTGCAAACTATTTTATTAGGACTTACCCTAATAAGGCTATATGTATGTGAGTTGTGGGTTCCCATGAAGCAGGGTTCAAATTAAAAATTGGCGTAGAGTGCGAGTGCCTGCCAAAGTACTCATTTTCACGCCAGTTGGGGCGCTAACCCCCAACACCCACAAGCACAGTATATCCGCTACAGCATGACAAGAAACACCATCATGACGATAAAAGATACCCCTGCCAGAACTTCATCCCAGAACTTGTATTTACTCATAGCCATCCCTCAATTTCAGCCTCGATCTCGCTGATCAGCTCAGCGTACTTGGGGTCACGGCGATTCTTGACCAGAATCTGTACGATGTTGTGCAAGGCGTCGCCTCGCTCCAAGCGGTTGTGCCAGTCAAGCCATGTCAGCCCATCATCATCAATCCCACGATGCTCCAAGATGTTCATCACATCGTCGGCGCTCTCTACACCAACACCCCACTGCTCTTGTCCGTTGTATTCGTTCATGATCTCTCCCAGTTGTTTAAATTTAAATTGCGCGTGCAATTGCTTGCTCTTGAACTTCTTTAAATTGCTCAGGCGTCATGTCGTACATCACAGATGCGGTTGACTGACCGTAAGACCGCACGCAACCAATACGACCTGACTTGACGAGTGACTTCAAGATGCCGCTCACAACACGACCAGCCATGCCCCTTCTGTTTTTGCCAAAGGCGTGGCGCACTTCTGATGTCAGCAACTGTGTGTGTGAAACGATCATTTTGGTCTCTCCCAGTGGGGGCTTGCGCCCCCGTGTTTAATTATTTATGTGAATTGGCAGGCGTACTGATGTTCATGCGTGAATCGAAAGCGTCTGACTTTTGAAAGGCAAGCACATCGTCATATGTTTCAAACCAAACATAAGTGCAAGCAACATGGGCGCAATAAAATCTGTCAGCTAAATAACCATCAAAATAATTCGTGTTGTATTTCATTTCATCTCTCCCAGTTGTCCTGACTGCGTTGTCAGTGATTAAATATTAACACGGTATTAACGATTGTGCAGATTATTTACTAGGTGTTTTCCCTAACTGTTGCTTTTTTGCTATCCCCCGCTCTTCTCCTTAATTTTGGATTTGCTCACTTTGATGCCTTTAATAAAAATAATTTTCTTGTTTTCACCTGTTGGCTTCACAAACAAATCTTTCAGCTCAGCATGGTTATTCCACTTCATCGAGCTGCTTTTATGGTCTGGCAATCCTGCCGTATGACCAATCATCTGCCAGTTGTCAGCCAAATAAACAGCACCCGTCTTGTCTGCGCCAACAAATGTAATGATGTGCGTCAAGTCGTCCCCATACTTTGCCTTCCATGCCAACGGTGCTTTTTGGCGTAACTGCTTGAGCACCTGAGTCCCTGCGTTTTTTATTTGCACTATGAAACAAAATCTCCAATTGTTGGCGATGCTATTAAATTTGTCCTTGTACTCGTTCTTGGACACATTCAAATAATTCAATATGTCCTTTGGTGGAGGATAGACAGATGATCCAATCCCAATCATCCCAATGCATTGGCTCAATATCCCATCGCCCACATAAATCAACCAATCAATTCGTCTGCCGACCGACGAGTTTGATGCAACATAAGAATGTCTTTTTTCAATGATGGTTTTTACAATAGCTTTTTGCATCTCGTTATTAACCTGAACAAGCTCTATTTGAGTCATGCTGCATCATCCACCGTTCTTCTCCTTGAGTTTGGCTTCTATATCACGAGCAACACCGCTACCGCTTAGGCGTTTGTCAAATATTGCAATCTCATCATTGGTCAGCCCGATCCATTCTTTGTGTGCCTTTTGCCGCCATAGTCGGGCGGTTTCTTTGTGATGCTCGCAATGAGGGCAGTTGCTCATTCTCGCCCCCCGTTCATAGCACGATCAACCTGTTCGTTTAAATCACGCTCACTAACCATGAACAGCTGGTGCGTAGATTGGTTTAACCAACGGTAGCGGTCGGCGTCAACTTTCAGCGCCTTGATGATCTCCGCCACCTGCGACATCTCTTCATGCGTCATCGTGTAGCCGTTCTCCAGCACACGGATGAGCTGCTTGTAGTCCTTCAGGTCTCTCATCTTGTTGCTCCTAGCATAGGCATCAAAGGCATAATCGGCATCAGTGGCATCACAGGAGGCACAGGAGCCACCACAGGAGGCGATTGGAAGGTGGGTGGGGGTAATGTAGGGGTAGGCTGTGTAACCGTCACTACGGGCTGTCCATACTGGTTTGAGTAGTATGTCGTGTTGCCCACCGTGGTCGAGCTACCGATCGGCTGACCATACTGGTTGGAGTAAATGGTCTGGCTGTTCGACTGAAAGACCACAATAATTAATAGGACGATGATTATGAAGGTCTTCATGCGAACTCCGATTGCAACGGGTTTAGGGTTTTGAAGTAAGTGTCACGCACCATCTCATAATATTCTGCGCCACGCTTAGTGCGGTTGTGTAGGTTGCCGTCCTCATCAGACAGGTCATCCATGTGGTGCGAGACGATACGCATGATCATCTCGATCTGCTGCTCAGTCAGTTGTACTGTGATCTTGTTCATAGTTCCTCCATCGATACTAGCTCAACGATCAGGTCGTAGTGCGCACCGTCCTGACGACTAAATGATTCAGCCTTCTTGAGAACTTCTGGCTTGCTCTCAGCGAAGGCGATGTCAACAACACGACCATCACGGTCAACCAACTCTGCGATCCACTCGTATACCATTTTATTCATGATTGCTCCTAGCCCCCGAGGGGGCGGTTAATTTAGTTTTTTGATTTGTTCAGTTGTTGCTCAATGATTTGAGCCAAGAGCACAGCGGACTTTTCTGGCAACTGTGGGAACATTTCTTTAACCATTTTTACTGCATTTTCAATTCGTGTCATGTCAGTTCCTTCGCCCCCCAAGGGGGCATGATATTAGCGTGATGTGGTTTTGACTGAGAAGACTGCGGTGATCTTGGTGTGTGCAGCGATCTGGTCTGCGGTAGCGCCGAGCTCTGCGAGCAATGTCTTGTAGTCGACGACGTTGCGGTTGGACTCGATAAATGTAGACTTAAACATCGCACCCTCATACACCGTAGCGCCGCCGCTCGTAGCCATATCCTTGATGTCGT